ATAGAGACAAAGATGTACGCCCACCTGCGGGGCAACATTGCACACCACACGAAAATCATTGACTTGTACAAGCAAGAAATAATTTCTGAAGGTACTTGACAATGTTAAGTTCTGTGCTAAACTAAAACCTCAAAACATCAGGAGCTAACTATGGACGCATTAGAAGTTCAGGGGGAACAACCCTCTATCCCCCTCGACAGACTCACCGCCATCTACATCAAGATGCGCGATGCCAAAGACAAACTCACCGCAGACTACAAACAGCAGTACGCTGATCTGGAAGAACAGATGACCGTGCTCGAACTGGAGATGCTTGAGATTTGCAAGAACATGAATGCCGACAGCATTCGCACAAAAGCTGGCACGATTGTTCGTTCCGTAAAGTCACGGTACTGGACGAATGATTGGGATTCTATGTATCGCTTCATCAAAGAAAACGATGCGTATGGCTTGCTGGAGAAGAGACTTCATCAGACACACATGAAGGAGTTTCTTTCCGAGAATCCCGACCTGCTCCCTATGGGCTTGAATGTAGAGAGCGAATACACCGTGGTTGTTAGACGTTCTAAGGAAAACTGAAAAATGAGCAACATCACTTTGCTAAACCAAGACCTCCCCGACTTTCTGCAAACCGCTGGAGTCAGTGAGCTTACAAAACAACTCGCTGGTCGTACCGGCGTTAAACGAATCGTCCCCAAGAACGGAATCTTCCGCAAGGTTGTGGGCGGTGAAGAAATGGGTAAGGTCAAAGGCGACTTGAATGTTGTCGTTGTCAACGCTTCCCCCAAAGTTGGTCGTATCTTCTACGCGAAACAATGGAGCCCCGAAGCTGAGCCAACTGCACCTGACTGTTTCTCCAATGACGGCAATGTGCCCGATGCAGGTTCCGCGAATAAGCAATCTGACCGTTGCGATTCGTGCGAGCAAAACATCAAGGGTTCAGGTATGGGCAACTCCAAAGCTTGCCGCTACTCACGCCGCATCGCTGTGACGTTGGAAGAAGACTTCGGTACTTCTCTCGAAGGTTCTGTGTATCAAATGAACTTGGCTTCCAAGTCACTGTTCGGCGATAGCGTTGGCGACAACACGCATCCCTTTGAGAGCTACACCAAGTACTTGGCCAACAACGGCAAGAGCTTGGACTACGTTGTTACACAGTTGAGCTTCAATGAAGACAACGACAACCAATCCATTCTGTTCACACCAGTACGCTTCATCAACAAGGGCGAACACGCGATCACCAGCAAAGTGGCCGTGCTTCCCGAAGTGCAGAAGATGGTTGTGATGACACCGTATCAAGCCGACGCATCAGGCCGTGCGCCAAAGCTGGAAGCCCCTAAAGCTGAAACGCCCAAAGCCGCCGCACCTGCCGCCGAAGCTGAAGCAGTGGAAGAACCCAAGAAGCGCGAATCCAAGAAGGCCGCTGAAGTCACACCCGTACCCAAGAAAAGCTTGGACTCTGTGGTTGCGGCTTGGACGGACGAGGAGTAACGCATGACCTATGGTTACAGCCAGAGTTTGGTTGCGGCAAACAAAAAAGCCAACGCTAAATCTTTGGGCGTAGCCTTGGGTCGCTTCTGCGTTGTGCGGGGGATTTCAGCAATGAAAGTTGCGGAAGCACTGGGCGTGAGCCGTACTACGGTTTACAACTGGTTCGTGGGTGAGTTCACCCCATCCCCCGACCACAGCGAGCAGATTGAGCGTTTCATGGCACGGCACAAAAAACACGGATAACAATGTCTACATTTGATTTGCTCGACACCGTACTGCCGACAGACGGTAGGTACTGCGTGGTTGGCATAGGTAAGTATGTAGATCAGCGTTTTGCAGACACAAGGGAAGATGCCGAGACGATCATCCAAGAGTTCAACACCAAGCAAGTCAATGTGTATTTTGGTTGTGCCAAGTTCGGCGCATCAGATGACAGGACGCACGAGAACGTAGCCTTTGTCCGAGCCCTTTGGCTGGATATAGATTGCGGCCCGACCAAGGGTGTACCGAATTCCAAGGGAAAGATTGAAGGCTACCTCGACCAGCAAACAGGGCTGGCAGAGCTTCAGAAATTTTGCAAAACAATCGGCTTACCCAAACCAATCTTGGTGAATTCCGGTAACGGTGTTCATGCTTACTGGTTGCTTGAAGACACGCTGACCCGCAAAGAGTGGGAGCCACTGGCCAAGCGACTGAAACAACTCTGCAAAGAGCAGGGCTTGATCGTTGACGACAAAGTGTTTGAGGCATCGCGTGTTCTGCGTGTGCCTGAGTCAATGAACGTGAAGAAGGGCTTGGAGCCCAAGCCAGTCAATGTTTGGAACGAAGTCTCGCCAAGGATACCGACTGACAAACTGCGCGAGCTACTCGGCGCACCCGCGCCCAAAGAAGTAGAAGAAGTACCCGACTTCGTGCCCTCCGCCATGAGCCCCATGATGGAAGCGTTGTTGGGCAACAAGGTTAAGAAATTCAAGAACATCATGCTCAAGGCCGAGAACGGCTGTGCGCAACTGAACTACGTGTTTCAAAACCAAGCCGAGGTGGATGAACCACTGTGGGTATCAGCCTTGTCGATTCCTGCTTTCTGCGTAGATGGAGACAAAGCCGCGCACAAGATGTCAAGCCAGCATCCTGAGTATGACCCAAGCGAGGTGGACAACAAACTCAGGAATATCCGCAAGCGCGGTGGCCCACACCACTGCACGACATTTGAAGAACGTAACCCCGGTGGTTGCGATGGCTGTCCGCACAAGGGCAACATAACTTCACCCATTGTGCTCGGCATTGAGATAGCGGAAGCCACTGAAGCCGACAACGAAGTGGTGGTGGAGACTGAAAAGGGCGAGGAAGTTAAACACCAAATCCCAGAGTATCCGTTCCCGTTCTTCAGGGGCAAGAAAGGCGGCATCTACGTGCGCCCCCCAGAGGACACCGAAGAAGAACCCAAGATGGTGTACGAGCACGACCTGTACGTCGTCAAACGCATGAGGGACAAAGAGCTGGGAGAGATGGCGCTGTTCAAGCTTCACCTGCCGCACGACGGGGTGAAAGAGTTTGCGATTACGACAGCATCAATATCTTCAAAGGATGAGCTACGCAAGCAACTTGCGCAACAAGGTGTGATGGCACACCACAAACAATACGAGAACCTGATGACATACGTCATCACATCGGTCAAAAATTTGCAGTACACAAAAAAGGCAGAAACAATGAGAACACAATTTGGATGGGTCGAGGGAGACAGCAAGTTTATTATGGGCACTAAAGAAATTACCAAAGACGGTACGTTCTACAGCCCACCGTCATCAACAACCGAATTCTTTGCCGAGAAAATCCACGAGAAGGGTACTCTTGAGGCATGGAAGGAAGTCTTCAACCTGTACGCCATGAAGGGTATGGAGCCACATGCTTTTGGAGCCTTGACTGCGTTTGGCGCTCCACTAATGAAGTTCACCGGCTTGAAGGGCGCGATCATCAACGTGATCTACGAACACGCCGGATCAGGAAAATCAACTGTTCTGCGCATGTGCAACAGCGTCTACGGTATGCCCTACGAGCTTATGTCTATTGAGAAGGACACGCTCAACGCAAAGATGCAACAGCTTGGCGTTATGAACAACATCCCCAACACCATCGACGAAATTACCAACATGAAGCCACAGGAGTTTTCAGACTTGGCTTACGGTATCAGTCATGGTCGGGGCAAGAACCGCCAAAAAGGTTCAGAGAATGCCCTGCGCATCAACAACACCTCATGGCAGAACATGACCCTGTGCTCCGCCAATGCCAGCTTCTATGAGAAATTGAGCGGATTGAAGAACACACCAGATGGCGAACAAGTGCGGTTACTTGAGTACAAGATTGAGCCCAATGATTTGATCGGCGTGGCCAAGGGCAAGGAGATGTTTGACCACCAGCTCAACGAGAACTACGGCCATGCTGGAGAAATCTACATCACGTGGGTGCTGAATAATCTGGAGTACACCAAAGACCTGCTCAAGAAAGTTCAAGCCCGACTGGACAAAGAAGTGCAGTTCACCGCACGAGAACGCTTTTGGTCGGCTGTGTGTGCGGCCAATATCACCGGCGGGTTAATCTCCCGCCACCTTGGACTGCATGATTTTGATATGAACGCCGTCTATGACTGGCTGAAAGGAATGCTGAGCGAAATGAGGATTGACGTGAAACCCCCACAAACCACCCCTGTCACCACCCTTGGTGAGTTCCTCGATAGCCACCACGTCAACACATTGGTGGTCAACGGCGAAGTAGATGCCCGAAGCAATTTGTCGGCGTTACCGTTACAGGAACCACGAGGGGCATTGGTAGTACGCTACGAGCCAGATACCAAGCATCTTTATATCGCCGCCAACCAGTTCAAGAAGTTCTGCGTAGAGCAACAGACCAACTACAAGACCCTGCTCAAGCAGTTGACCGACCTGAACATTTTTATCGAAGTCACCAACAAGCGCATGTCTAAAGGGATGAAGATTGCATCCCCTGTGGTTCGGGCATTGAAGTTTGATGTGTCCAGCTCTGAGTTCCTGCGCATGGATGAGGTATTGAACATCAATGAAAATCGAGACGGTAGCGTACCAGCTTGATTGGTCAAAGTTCCGGGTCGGTTATTCGTTCTTTGTACCCTGCATAGACGAACGGGCGGCTCGAGAGACGATCAACGCTGTTACAAAAAGGTTGAAAATATCTATTGTTACGAAAGTAGTGATCGTAGACGGCATCAAAGGACTGCGCGTTTGGCGGGTCTGAGATAAACTTCGGGGTGGAAGAGTTAGCTCCTTCCGATACTCCCCTTGACCCCCCGCCTGTGTGCGGGGGTTTTTTATTGGGCCATCAACCGCTCACGCTCCAGCTTCTTCTCTGACGGTTCCAGCAATTCAAGCAGTTGCGGGTAGTACCTCTTGTCGATGGGCATACCACGGTCAGACTTCATCTTGCGCTCAATCTGCTTCTTGATCGACTGCTTGATGTTGTCCGCACCGATTGCGTCGTAGGGGTTCCGGCTGTTGAACGTAAACACGTTGTCAAAAGCTTTCTCAACGTCTTCGTCCGAGCCTTTATCCAGCTCCCGCTCCAAGCGGTCAAGCAGTTTGGTGCGCTCCCGCTTCACCTTCAGAATCTCACCTTGCAAGTGAAAGATTGCTTCGCGTCGAGCCACGAGCCCTTCGGTGGCAAAGCCCATAGACTGCGCCAACAACTGACCCTGAGTGAACTCCTCGGCTTCCTTGATAACTGCGCCTGACGTAGTGGTAGCGCCTTCTTTCCCGTACCGGGCAGCGGTAAGGGAACCCCGAGCAAAAGCTGGGGCCAACTGTTCAACGCCGCGCAGAATTTCGCCTTTGTTAAAGAAGTCGATGGCGGTTGGGATTTGCTTGAACGTGATCGACGCACTGGGGCCGAGCAAAGACATAAAGTATTCCTGCATAGCCGCAGCGGAAGTTGCCTGCTCTTTTACGTCGGGCACCCACATGTTATTCATAGACAAGCTACCGGAAATGTCGTAGCCCGTCATGGAAGCAATCAAACCCTTGTCCAAGATTTCATCCAGCGTGTGGTCGCCAATTTTGATATTGCCAAAGGTCTGAGGGAGCCAAACGTTGCGGAACCAGAACTCCAAGTCGCGCTCTTCCAACGGGTCTTCGTCGTCTTCGTCACGGATTACATTCATCATGCCTTGGATTGCGCCCATAGCCATTGTTGCGCCGGGGATACCAACGTAGCCAGCAAGCGCAGTGGACATGGTCAATGTACCGACCAACTGAGTCATGGCCTTGGCACGGTCTTTTGCGTCGAGCCCAGCCAGCGCACGATAAGCGTTACGGATAAAGAACGTAGTCACAAACGCAGGGAACATCTTGAACTGGAGAATCGTGCGGCCTATGGGCTTTTGCGCGTTAATCACGACTTCACGTTCAGAGCTGGCCAACAACCCGCGAGGGCGATTGGATGCGTGGTAGTTACCCAAGGCTTCGTGGGTCTCGGCTTCGGCTGCACGCAGGGCTTCTTCGTGGGTGTACTTCTTGCCGGTTTCCTTGTTGGTCTGCTGGGAGTACAGATCGTAGGAAGTCATGAAAGTCACTTCACGAATCATGCGCTCAGTGTGATGGAACATGCTGGTCATCACATTGCTGACAGTACGCATGGTGCGGCGTACCCCACCTTCAAGCTGGTTTGTCGGCGTATCCCTGCGATTGCCGAGGTCGTAGGCCAGTGTGTTGTCGTTGATACCCCTGTCTGCCATGTATTGCGCAGCCAGCTTCTGGTTGTCAGTCAACTTCACCAAACCGTTATTCAGGTACGAGGGAAACTCAAACGTGGTCGAGCCATCTTCAGCCTGACGACGAATACCGCTTGTGCCAAAGATAGCCATTGACTTGGCAAGGGCCGCACCTACCTTGACAGGATTGAACCCGTGGTTGGATGTGAGCACTGGGCCAACAAAGATTGGAAGCGCCGTCAACTGGGTAGCGGCAGTTTTGACCGAGGTCATCAACCACAAATACGCCGAGGAGTTCAACAGCGCAGAGGTTTTGTAACCAAGGCTGTCTTCTGAGTCGGGGCGAACTTGCTGCTCGGCACGCATACGCATCTCGGAAACAAACTCACCGAGGCGGGCTTTGTCTGGGTTACCTACAAGCGTGTCGTTTGCACGTTCAAGCTCACCCATGATGCGGGGGCCGTACTTGATGCGAGCCAGTTGGTTGGCCATGTTTGTGCCAGTCACTGCGAAGTTACGAGCAATGTCCCCGCTGAAACCAGTAGTGCCTTGGCGGTGCATGTACTGTCTGCGGAAGTTGCGGTCAGGCAAAGTCTGCAAGTACATCTGATAGATTTCGTCCATGAGCTTGTCGGCATCGAGCCTAGACATAGAAGAGACTGTGTTGCCGTAGTCATCAACCACGGTCTGCCCTTGCTTCATACCTTCTTCGATTGAGTTGAAGATTTCCTTCAACATGCCACTGGCATCCAAGTCCTTTTTACGCGCATCGGACAAGTCATTACCCAGATCAATCGCTCCAGATTCCTGCATTTCGCGCAAGGATTCAGCGGAACCAGCCTCTTGCATCTGGCGGATGCGCTTACGCAAGAACATGTTGCGGTCAAAGGCGTTCTCAAACATGTAGAACTCACGGTTCACGCCCTTGCCGATTCGCAGCCAGTATTGGCCGTAGCGCATCAACGGGAAGTACGGGTACAGCTTCTTGCCGTCTTCGTAGATTTGTTTGATCTGAGCAATCAGCTTGCCTTTGGGGGACTTGCCATCTGCGGCAGTGCCGAGCAACTTTGAGTTTGCAATCTGCTCTTCCAGCAACACATGGTACTGCTCATGGTTGGCTTTGTAGAAGTCACGCACCTGCTCGTACAGCTTCTTGTTTGCGTCGGTCAGACCATCCCACATCTTTTTCAGGTCGGCATCTTTGCTCAGGTTGCCAGCCACAGTCGGGTCACGGTACAGCAACGTGGAGTAGTGCATCGTATTGGCCAAGCGGCGCATTTGATCGGGGGCGTTACGTGCTAACTTAGCCAGAGCCTCAGAGAGCGGCACCATGTCCAGCGTACTCTTGTTGCGCATTGCGGCCATGTCAGTTAGATACTGCCAAGCTTCTCTGATGCCGACAACACCACTGCGTTCAGACCATTGAACCACGGCTTCTGTTTGCAATGTAGGCAGTACTTGACGCAGCTTGAAGTTATCAAAGCCAGCGTACATAGAGGACAACGCATCGGTCAAGTCCTCCATACTACGTATCTTTACAAGGCCGGGCAGCTCACGGATGGTGTCGGCAAAGCTGGATTTCTCCATGCGCTCAATCATCTTGTTGGTCTTGATCTTTTTCTTTTTAAGCTCAGAAGAAACTTCTGTTGCATCCGCACTTGCGCGTTCCGCAGCAATCTCCGCCCGCATATCGGCGGTCAGACGGGAACTGAGCATTGAATTAGTGACGCTGATTACGTCTGCAAGGGCGCTGGTGTGCATTGGCCCCATGTTGAAGAACTGTCGCACGTTATTGACGAACCGAGTGAACAACGATTGTTTGGTAACACCCTCGGTTTCCATCAAGAACTTCTGGAAACGTGGGTGGGACATTGCGTATGCAACAAACTCACGGGGGTCGCCAAAGATGTCGGAGACCACCAGTTCCCCCATAAATTCTGGCAACGTGCCTGCGGCGTGCATTTCTTTCACGCGCTTCAAAGTCATGTCCATAGTGCCTTGCAGGGCACCGAACGCTTTTACCAAATTAGCGTTGAGTTCTTTACCTGCGTTGTACGCCCCGTATGCCGCAGCTATTTTTTCATTAAGTGCGGCGTGCAGCATTTCATGCAGCACAGTGACGTTGTTTATGCCTTGATTTGGGCCACCAGACATTCCGCGCACAAAGACAAAACGTTCTCCGTTAGCCACAGTGCGCAAGAACATGCCACGGGATTCGTTCCAGTCGGCTTCTACTCCTCCCTCAGTAATCTGAGGTGGTAACGGTGCGCCTTCTTCAATGACCGTGAACTTCACATTCTTTACAAACGGCAACAGGCGAGCGGCCAAGAATCTTTGGAACGCATTGCCGGTCTTAATTACATGCCGCAGTGCTTGCTGGGCAGTGGTCATCTTGCTGAATCTGGAGTCGGCGCGGCCAGCTTTGACTTCGCTTGTGGCTTTGGATACTTGGGCAGCAATGCCCTTCTTCACGTTCTCCAACTCCATCGGGGTGATAGCTGGGTTCTTCAGCATCTCGGCTGCGCGGTCACCGAGCTTGGTTCCTTTGAGCGAACGAGCCAACAACACCAAGGATTTGATGGCTTGGATTTTGCCAACACGTTTATTTGTTTGGGCAGCAGACAGAGATTCTTCTGAACCAATAGTCCCTTCGTCGATAGGAGCAAGAGCTTCATCGAGCGCGGCACCCGCAGCGGTAACAGCTTTTTCGTTCTGCTTGTAGTTTTTGCGCTGTTGTGTACGGCGCTCGTCGCTGGCGGCTTTTTCCTCTGGGCTCAAGGGCTTACGGCCCCGCTTAGCTTTGGGCGCTCCTTCCTCCACCACTTCTTCAGTAGGCAGAGTAGTTATATCCCCGACGGCGTCAGCAACGTCATCAGAAATTTCAGCTTGCTCGGCAATGACTTCGTCCGACTGCGCAGTTAGTTCGGCAGCGGGTTCAATGGGGGCAGCTTCTTGTCCTTGCGCTTCTGCTTGGACGGCTTCAGTGGTTTCAGTGCCAACTTGGTCTCCTTTTGATGCTTGTCTAGCAGCATCGAATTCGTCAATTTGTTTAACGGCAGCATCAAATTTAGCCGTAACTTTGTTTAGTTCGACGAGCAAAACTGATCGAGCATCTTTAGCTTTGACTGCGCTATATTCACCGTTTTCATCAAGGGCTAATGGTTTACCATCATCGCCCAAAACATTATCCGCACGATCAGTACCTAGTTCATGTATTTTTTCCGATAAAGCCAAGCCTTCTTCGTGCGCTTCATCCATCTGCTTAACAAGCTCATCCCTTTTTTCAAGGTACTCAAGAATACCTAATGGTTTTGTTTGGGTGGTTTGTTCAAACGGGTCAACTATTGCAACGGGCTGTGTTGCTTCTCCTGTAGCAACCCCTGCAACATCCGGTCTAGCAGGAACCACTCCACTTGGCTCAGCGATTCCAACTCCTCCGGGGGCGATGTCTGCACTGGGCTGTTTAGCCACTGGAACGCCTGCTCCACTTGGCTCGGTGATAGTCTGTCCAACATCTGCTTCTCCTTGAGCTTCCTCACTTGCGGGGGCTTTCTCTTCAGCTTCTAGAGTCGCGGCTTCAATTGCTCGGATGTTTGCCTGCGCAGGGTCAAGACCCATATCTAGGAAAGTTTGCTGGAATTGCGCAACGCGCTCGGGTTCAATATTGGTGATGCCTTGCTTGGTCAGGTCGGCAGCAATCTTTTCAACTTCTAATGACTCTTGACCAGTAGGCGGCGTAACTTGAATTCCGTCAACCTCAACACTTCCATCTTGTCTGGTAGTTTTTACACTTTCTTTACTCCCAACATTTACCTTGGTTGTGCCAACTATGGGGCTGTTTGAGGGTGCGTTACCTGTAGCTTTTATGTCCGTCCCGCTTGGCGCAGCTTCCGCCGCACGACGGGCTTCCAAACCTTCACTTGCCCCAGCAGCAGCGCCAAGACCAGCGCCTGCCAGACCTTCCATAGTGGCCTGCCCAACAACACCGCGCATGGTGGGTACGTCATAGCCTTCACGTTGGAGAGCTATGTTTTGGGCCAATTGCTCTTGGCCACCCTGTGCCGCTTCACCTGCAAATTCTTTTGTCCCTGTAACCGCTGCTTGTTTCTTGATGCTACCCGCAATAATTTGTTTGGCCACCTGTCGGGCTACGGCAGGCTCGAAACCTGTACTTGCACCAATTGCACCGAGGGCGGAGCCCATCAAAATCTGGTCTAAGTTCTCGCCGTTATAGGCTTGTGCGGCTTGCGCACGCGCTTCAATTTGTTTCTCGGACATGTTGGTCTTGCCGAGTTCTTCTTTGACCGCGTCGTAAATAGTCCCTTTGATCGTACCGGCACCCATAACAGAACCAATACCAGCACCAGCGGCAGTGGCTGCAACAGCGCCCGCGCCAAGAACAGAAGCGCCCAAACCAGCCAAAATAGCGGGGGCGGATGTACCCAGCGCGTTTACTACTGTGTCAATAGGAGCAATAGTGAAAGCTTTGACAGCGGCTTTAACCTGATCCCCAACACCTTTATCCTCGGCATCCTTCATGATGCGGGCGATCTCAGCGGAGTCTTTCTTGGACTGTGCGCTGTACAGATCACCGATGTAATTTTCCACGCCCTTGATAGAGTTGGATACATCACTACCCGCACCAAAGGCATCAGCAACCAAGCGCACGCCAGTGGCCAGACCAGAAACAGCTTTTAGAGGTACGTCGGCAACACTACGCAGGAACGATTGATCTTCTGGCTTTGGCTCGGCCTTGGGTTCCGCAAAGGGGTCAACGATCTGCGGCGCAGATTGCACCTCAAAGGGGTCAACGATACCCTTCCGTTGCGGTTGTTGCGCCTCAAACGGATCAATGATGGCCATGCCGAACCCCTTTATTTGCCGTATTTTCGATTGTAGTAGGCAGCTAAGTCTGCGTCAGATACACCGGGGTTTGCTTTTCTAGCCGCATCCATAAACGCTTGCATAGAGGGTTTAGCAACAGGGGCCTCAGCTTGAGGAGCGGCGGCAGGAGCGGCGGCAGGAGCGGCAGCAGGGGCAACGCCCATTTCTCGGGCAATCCACCGGTCTCTGAAAGCAGCGGCTTGTTCCCCAGTTGGGTCGGCTTTTTGCAAGTTGCTGTATGTCTTTCGCAGATTTTTGTCTGTGAGCACAGCATCACCCCAAGCGGCGCTGGCTTCTTTTTTACTTTTTGCGGCTGCCGCTTCTCTTGCAACATCAAGCTTTTCGGCACCGGGATAACGGCCAAGGTCACTTGCAGCCATTGAAGCAGCTTCGGCCATTGTTTTTTTGTTAGCTGGTTTGCCTTCTTCAATCAACGCAGCGTAGCGGATGTTGGTCTGACGAGCAAGATCGGTTTCTTTGTTCGCGGCCATTTTTGCCGTGGCAAAAGACGCAGCCGTTTGCATTTCTGTACTGGCCAATCCTGAGTTGAGTTGTGCAATCTTCTCTTTTGTGCCAATCTCAAGCTCAATGCCTTTGAGCCTTTGTTGCTCGGCTTTGTCTTCCAGTGCGGTGGCTTTGCCAACCAGACCTTCTTTACGTGCTTGTTGCGCAGTAGCCAGAGTGATCTCGGACTGACGCAGTCGGTCTTTGGCTTCCTTGGTTTCTTTGGCGACCCGAGCCACTTCACCTGTGAACGCTTTGACGGACTTGCTGGCTCCCTCGCGGAAGTTTCTAGCGCCAATCATTTCAGCAGCAGCAAGCAAAGCGCCGAGACCTTTGGCCTCATCCATGTTTTTACCCAAGCCAGCACGCTCGGCTTTTACTTCTTCCAAGTAGCCAGCAGTGATGTCAGGGCCGTACAGCTTCTCGACAAACGGCATTTGCTTTTCAACGCCAGCTTGGTACTGCTCAGCGGTCTGAGGTTTGTAGCTGCCAGCTAAGTCGGTTAAACCCTTGAGGGCTTCGTCAGTTTTTTGTCTGTAAGAACCGCCACCGGCCATTGCAACGATGCCACCACCAGCCATCATTGCTTCTTGTTGCTCCGCAGGAATTTGGTCAAACGCACTGCCAAGACCCGCAGTCAAAGATTTAGACTGAGCAAGCTCAGCCATCCGCTCGTCGATTGCGGCCACGGTGTCCATGTCCCGGCGGTCCAAAGCGTTTTCACG